CGTTCGGGGCGAAGTTCAGGGGGAAGTTCGCCCGAAGTTCGCGCGAACAACAAGCGAAGTTCGGATCAGGTTCGCGACCCCCGACCCGACCCGACCCGACCAGAAGTTCCTGACGGAACTTCTTCGGGGGTTCCCGAGCATTCGAAGCCCGCCAGTATGCCCCGCTCACGCGGGGCCGGGACAAGGATCCCCGAGCCGTTCATCGTCGACGAGGCGATGAGGGACTGGGCTGTCGATCGCGGCTACACCGCCGAATGGTGCATGCAGCAGACGGAGCGGTTCATCAACTACTGGACCGCGAAGCCAGGCAAGGACGGCACCAAGTCCGACTGGCGGGCGACGTGGCGGAACTGGATCCTCAAGGCCGCCGACGACCTGCCGCCGTACTCAGGCCAGGCGGCCACCCGCCGACCCAACGGACCCGACAGCGGTCTGTTCGACCGGGCGATGGAACGCGCCCAGCAGCGATTGGAGATCGTCCAGTGACCGAGGAAAAGAAGTCCGAGGGTTGGCGGATCTGCGACGGCCTGTGCGTTACCGCCGCGGATATCGGCGTAGGCAGCGGCGACGTCGTCGCCTACGCGCACCCCGGTTGCCCAGCGCACGACCCGGATGCGGTCTGCGAATGCGGTTGCCCAGATCGATGCCTGTCGCCGACCCACGGGCAGGTCAGCATGCGTGAGGCGTTGAAGATCCGCCACTGGCAGTCCAGGGGGAACCGGTGAGCCCAGAAGAGGCCGTAGCGCTGTGCCGCTTCACTGCTGCCTGCTGCCCCAGTCAGAAGTTCGACGAGTACACCCCAGACGCCTGGGGACTCCTGCTGGCCGATGTCCGGTTCATCGACGCGAAGGAGGCCGTGACGATCGTGGCCCGCAAACAGCCGTGGGTGTCGCCGGCCGAGATCATCAGCGAGGTGAAGAAGATCCGCCGCAAGAGGATCGACGAGTACGGCCCGATCACCCCACCCGCAGACCTGGACCCTGACGACACCGCGGCGTACCGGGAGTGGTGGGCAGGTGTCCAGCGCGCAATCGCTGACGGGGAGATGCGACCGAAGGAGCTCGACCTCCCGAAGCGCGACGTGAAGGCACTCACCCGTGGCGCGTTCCGCCGTGTCCCCGCAGGCCGCTACACCGAACAGGAGACAACCAATGGCTGAAATCCACCCGATCAAAATCGGTGTGGTCGTGCGATCGGAGGCCGAGATCAAGGCTGAGGCGCTGCGTGAGGCCGCCGACGCTTGGTACGGCGACGAAGGCCCGTGGAACAGCCATGGCAGTGAGGCGACGTGGCTGAGGGCGCGAGCCGCCAAGATCGAGGCTGGTGGGCATGTCTGACGACCGCGAGGTGTTCCGCGTGAGGCGTGAGGCCGGGTTGGCTAAGCGTCACGAGACCCGAGAGGACCGCTTCCACGAACGTGTGCGCGAAGTCCTTGCTGAAGGCTTGGCGGACTACGTCAACAAGCTTCCGTGGTCGCCTAACGCTCAGGACCTCGCTGTCGCTGGCTATCAAGCCCTACTGGATGCGGGGTACGTCGTCATCCCAGCCACCGAGGAGGCGCCATGACTATGCCGAGAACTAGTGCGGCCAAGTGTCATATCTGCGGATGCGTCTGGACATTCCCCGCCGAGGATGCGGCGCAGGGGTTCATTGACGAGCACATCAGCCGACACAAGGCGAGAGGTGATGAGACCCGAGAAGCACGAGCCATCCGCCGGCAAGTGGCCGAAGAGATCGCGCAGGCCATCGAGGCGCAACTTCGGCGCGAACCACAAGCTGACGCGCTGCGCCGCAGTCCAGCCGACTACCTGAGGAGCGCAGCCGAACTCGCCCGTGAGATCGGCTCCAAGGAGACGTCATGATCGCCTGCGTATGCGGCAAGCCCGCACGAGACGCCTACCTCTGCCGGTCCTGCTCCCGCCGCCTAGAGAGGGCACTGGGCGATCTTCCAGCACTCCTCGCGGACCTGGACGTCACCCTCACCCGTCAAGCCGTCACAGGGGCACACAGCGAAGGCAAGCCCACCAAGAAGGACTCCCAGCCCCTACCGCTCCACAACGGCGCCGCAGCGGTCGCGTTCGACGTACGGCACAAACTCACCACCAGCGTCCGACACCTCACCGAAGCCCGCGGAATTGTAGACCTGCCCGCCGACAATCCACCCGCGATGGCCCGCTGGCTCCTGCTGTACCACGACACCATCCGCCTTGACCCCGCAGGACCGGACATCGCCAGCGACATCCACGCCTGCACCACCGCCATCATGACCGTCATCGATCTGCCCACCACCCGCGGCCAGTTCAAGGTCGGCATGTGCCCCGAGACCGACGAGCAGGGGGCGCTCTGCCCCGGCGAGGTGTGGGTACACCTACCCGCCGAAGACCTCGGGCTACTGGCCACGATGGAATGCAGGAAATGCGGCAAGGTGTACGAGACGTGGCAGTGGCTCAGGGCTGGGGCGAGGATCCTGAAACGGGGTAGCGCAGCGTGAGCGTGTCGCTTGCAATGTGAGGCAGGGACTTGACAGGATAGCTGCTATAAGTGCTACCCACGTCTCTGAGCGTGGGATGGAACCCCAGTCTGCTGACGTCAGGCTGGGGTTCCCTCATGTGCGGTTCGGTCCTGGTTCATCCCCGTGGCTGGGACCGGACCTTCACCGGGGGTGGTGACCACATGCCACGCAACGGCAACACCACCGCCCGAGGGTACGGCTCGCAACACAGGGCCGAGCGAGCCAAGTGGGAACATAGCGTTGCATCCGGTAACGCCATCTGCTGGCGCTGCGCCCAACCGATAATCCCCACAGACTCCTGGGATCTCGGCCACGACGACGATGACCGCACAAAGTACAAGGGCCCGGAGCACACTCGCTGTAACCGAGCAGCAGGCGGCCGCAAGGGTGCAGCGGTAACCAACACCAAGCGATCCATGACCGTGAGGGAATGGTGAGACGAGTCGTACTGATCTGCGGCCCACCGGGTGCCGGCAAGACCACGCTCGCCAAGTCGTTGGGTCTCGAGGTGTATGACCTCGACGACCCCAAATGGGGTGGCAGTGAACAGCGGTTCAGGCAAGCGCTGAGGCTCCTTGCCAAGAACCCGAACGCCCAGGCTGCAGTCATCAGAGCTGGTGCCACGATGTCCGCTCGAGCTAAAGCAGCCGAGCTCGTCGCAGCTACCGAGACACGCATCATCACGACACCCCGTGATGAATGCATCAAGCGGGTCGTAGCACGCAACCGCCCACGCCCACCACTCAAGGTCCAGATCGCTGCGGTCGACACATGGTGGACCAAGCACAAGATGGACGCTGCCACACCAACTGGATCCACGGTGCGGGAGTGGTGATGCATAGTCATCCATGGAGTGGATGAATAACCATGCCCGTGGGCCACGTCTCACGGTGACGCACTGTGATGGACTACTGAGCGTGTTCGGTGACGCGTCAAGTTTTTAGGATCTGGCCCTCACGACCCTCGCACGCCAGTCCCTCCCTCTCCCCGCGCTGGCGTGTAGCGCACTGACGCTGCGTGACGGCAGCGGGGTCACTCCCTGTTAGCAGCCCGGCCTCGTCCCGTCTGGTGGTGGATAGTTATGCATCGCCCTTGTGACGTCTGCGGTGAGGTGTACGAGGCGAAACGATCGTCGTCGAAGTACTGCTCGGGTCGTTGCCGGGTCCGCGCAGCCCGTGGATCGGTTACCGAGCACCGCGACGAGGTTGCGCCGACTTTGGTGCAGTTGCCGACCGAATCGGACCAGATCGGCCCCGTTGAGGCCGTTACGCTGCAGCACCTGCGGGACGCTGAGCGGGATCAGACGGTGCTTGGGCAGGCTTCGCTGGCACTGGCTCGGCGTCTGGACTACGGGCGTGACACTGGCGCTGGCATGGCTTCGCTGGCGAAGCAGCTCGAAGCGTCGCTGAAGGCGGCCACGGCGGATGTGAAGTCTGCGGCGTCGCCACTGGATCAGGCCCGCGACCAACTGGCCGAGCGCAGGGCGAAGCGCGGTGCTTGATCCGGCGTTCAAGTGGGTGCCGGACTATCAGGAATCGTTCGGGGATCTCGCCGCCGATGTCGGCGCCCAGTTGGGCATGCCGATGGACGATGAGCAGCGGATGATCCTGGATGCGATCTTCGCCGAGGATCAGCCGGGGAAGCCGGCGTGCTTCTCGGTTGCGGTGGTTGCTCCTAGGCAGAACCTGAAGACGGCAACGCTTGAGATTGCCGCATTGACGGATGTGTTCGTGCTGGGTGAACCACTGCATGCGTGGACGGCGCACCTGTTCGACACGGCGCAGAAGACGTTCGAGCACATGTGCCAGTTGATCGAGGGTAACGACGATTTCCGTAAGCGGTGCAGGAAGCCGAGGACAGCGAACGGCGACGAGGCTATTGAGCTCTTGTCTGGTGAGCGGATCGAGTTCCACGCCCGATCCAAGGGCGGCGGCCGCGGTATCTCGGGCGACAAGATCACCTGGGATGAGGCACTGTTCCTGACTCCCGGTCAGACTGGCGCGCTGATGCCGATCCTGGCGACCCGCAAGGGTGCTCAGGTCCGCTATGGGTCTTCGGCCGGGTTCGCCGACTCTGATGTACTGCGCCGGATCCGTGATCGCGGCCGCGCGGGCGGGTCGAAGCGTTCGGCGTACTTCGAGTGGTGCGCTCCGCGCGTGGAGTGCCAGGATCCGATCTGTTCGCACATGTGGGGCGAGGTCGAGGGGTGTGTCGCCGACAGGGTGGATCTGCTGCGGTTGGCGAATCCTGCCTATGGCCGGCGTATCACTGCGGAGCGTATGCAGGACTTCCGTGAGGAGATGCCTGCGGAGGAGTTCATCCGTGAATTCCTCGGGTGGTGGGACGAACCGGGTTCAGCCGATGCTGCGTTCGGTATCGGCCGGTGGGATGCCTGTTATGGGGATCCGCCGAGCGGCGTGAGCTTGGGCGCTATCGGCTTCGCGGCCACGATGGACATGACGCACGGCGCTATCACGGCGGCTGCTTTCGACGGGGATGTCGTGCATATCAAGCCGCTGCAGCATGGCCCGGGGATCGGCTGGATGGTTCAGCGGGCGAAGGCTCTGCAGGACCAACATCAGGTCGATGTCATCGTCGACAACAGGGGGCCGGCGGCTGCGCTGATCCCCCACCTCGAGGGTGCTGGCGTCCGGGTCAACGCGGTAGATACCAAGTGGGTTCTTGACTCTTGCGCGACGATGCTCGACCTGGTTCGTGAGCGGAAATTGCGCCACGCCAGATATCCGGAACTGGAGACGGCCGTCTCCGGCGCCGTGAAGCGGATTGTCGGCGATCGATGGGCGTGGGGTCGGAAGGTGTCGACCTCGGACATTTCAACTCTTGAGGCCGCAACGCTCGCTGCTCACGCGGTCTATCTGCCTGCTGCCAACTATGACGTGCTCGAGTCCATACTTTGACAGGAGGGGCGATGTCCACGGTGTTCGATGTCGTCGCCGTCCTGTGTATCGCCGCGTTCGCGTGGTTCGTCTGGCCGCCGCTGGTGCTACTAGTGGTCGCTGCTGCTGCTCTCGCGGCTTCTTGGAGGGCGGCTAAGTGAGCCTGTTCTTCCGTCGCGGTGAGCGGCGCTCGATGGATCAGTGGTTCAACACCGACCCCAACCCTGACGGCCGGCTCGTGTCGCCTGAGCGTGCCGCGCATCTGGCGCCCGTATTTGCCGCGATCCGCCACATCGTCGATTTCGTCTCAACCCTGCCACTGGACGCCTACCGGCTCGGTGACGACGGGGTGCGGACGGAGATATCGCTGCCGCATCTGTTCAGCAGCCAGAACGACCTGGGTCGCGCAGGTGTCGGACAGTGGTTCGGTCAGGCCGCGTACGGCGTCGTGACGCAAGGCAACGCCGTCGGCTGGACCGTGGAGACGGACGGCTTCGGGTTCCCCAAGGTCGTGTCCTGGCTGTCGAACGACGCGTGGTCCTTCGACGAGATGTCGAAGCAGTGGTACGTGGCCGGCGAGCCGGTTCCCGCTTCGAGGATCGTGCATATCCCGTGGATCGTGCCGACAGGGAAGACGCTGGGACTGTCGCCGATCGAGCATTTCGCGTCGATCGTCCGCGCCGGTCTTTCGGCACAGGAGTACGCGGATGTTAGGCGTGGTGGCGGGCTACCGCCGGCTGTGCTGAAGAACAGCCAGAAGGTACTGAGTCCCGACAGCGCAGCCACCATCCAGAGCCGCGCGGTGGCGTCGTTCGCCAGCGGGAAGCCGTTCGTGACCGGGTCCGACTGGGACCTGTCGCTGATGACGATCCCGCCGAACCACGCCCAGTTCATCGAGACGCTGAAGCTGACCGCGAACCAGATCGCCGCGATCTACGGCGTGGACCCGCGGGAGATCGGTGGAGAGGCCACCGAGTCGCTGACGTACTCAACGGACGAGTCCCGGTCGCTGAACCGGGCGAACAACATGCGCCCGTACATCGTGCGCCTGGAGAACGCGTTCAACCGCCTCCTCCCCGAGCGGCAGTACATCAAGCTGAACGTGGACGCGACGATCCGCACCGACATCAAGACCCGCACCGAGGTTGTTGGTGCGCAACTCGCAGACGGCCGCCTCAACCTGAACGAGGCCCGCTCACTCGACGACCGGGGCCCGGTCCCCGGAGGCCAGTTCCACAACGGTCCAGCCCCAACGACAGACCCCGCAAGTCGTCAGACAGGAGATACACCATGAGCGACGCTGAGCGGCGCTTCACGTCGGTCCCGGTGGAGATCCGTGCCGCGACCGACAAGCGCTCCATCGGAGGCTACGCCGCCAAGTTCGTGCCTGCGATCAGCCAGAACCTGGGCGGCTTCAAGGAGCAGATCGCGCCTGTCGCGTTCAACCGCTCCGCGTCCCAGGCGTGGCCGGATGTGCAGGCGCGCTACAACCACGAGGACAGCATGTTGTTGGGCACCACGGGTGGCGGCAGTCTGCGGCTGTCGGTCAACGACACCGGGCTGCAGTACGAGATCGACATGCTGGACGACGCCATCTCCGAGCGCATCTACAAGCTCGTGCAGCGCGGCGACGTCCGGCAGTCGTCGTTCGCGTTCATCTCCGATGTCGACGAGTGGTCCACCGACGACACAGGCTTCCCGCTGCGGACCCTGCACCAGGTGCGGCTCATCGACGTGGCGCCGGTCAACGCGCCCGCATACCTCGACACCTCTGCCGCCGTGCGGTCCCTCGCGACCAAGTTCGACGCACCCGTTGAAGAGGTCCGCCAGCTGGCGCAGGACAACCAGCTGACGAAGTTCTTCAAGCGCACCGACGCGATCGACCCGAAGGTGCAGCGACGGTCGGCTCAGGCCGCGCTCGCCGCGATCCTCGCGCTGGACCCGTCCACGCGCCTCTGATCTACCGCCATCGATCCACCGGACCCCCGCTGGATCAGCGACGGTTCGCACTACCCGCACGCCCACCGGACCCCCGCTGGGACTTACCGCACCACACACCCGAGTCCCACAGAAAGGGGACGCCAGCATGTCCAGCATTGCTGACACGCTGATGGAGCGCCGCGCGGCGCTGATCAGCAAGGCCCAGGAGATGGCCCAGAAGGGCGTCACCGAGGACCGTGACCTGACCGTCGAGGAGCAGACAGCCTTCGACGGCATGATCGCCGAGGCGGGCAAGCTGCAGGAGCGCGCCAAGGCCATCAAGGAGGGCGAGGACCGCGGGCGCGAGCTCGAGGAGTCCTTCCGTTCCGTCACCGGCCGCGAGCCCAAGATGGGCGAGCAGCGCACCGAGTCGGGTCTCGCCAAGTGGGCTCGCGAGGCCCGCATCGGCGACAGCTTCGATGTCGCGCCGGTTCGCGGCGCCGAGATGCGCGCACTGCAGCGCGCGCGGGCTGGCGTCGAATCCCGCGCCATGTCCGCCACTGGCGGTGTCGCCCAGGATGGCGTGTACGGGCAGCTGTGGGAGTACGCGATTGCCACGTCGCAGATCCTCATGGCTGGCGCTCAGGTCATCAACACCGCAGACGGCAACACCCTGCCGTTCCCGGTCGCCACCGCACACGCTGCGACCTCGGACACCACGGTCGCCGCGAACGCCGCGATTGGCACGAGTGACGCCACCATCACCACGGTGAACAACACCGTCGCGAAGAACGCGTACCTGACGCTGGTTCCGACCGAACTGGTTCAGGATGCGACCTTCGACCTGGAGGGCTACATCGCCCGCTCGGCTGGCCGCGAACTGGGCCGGCGCGTGCAAAAGGTCGCTTCGACCGCAGCGGTCGCCGGGTTCACTACGGTCGGTTCGACTGGCCCGACCGGAACCAGCACGTCGCTCGGCACCCAGTCGACCGCAGGCCAGGGTTCGGACCTGCTGGTGGACCTGTTCCACTCGGTGCTCGTCGACTACCGCCAGTCCGCCGCGTGGCTGATGGCCGACCCGACCGCGGCGATCGTCCGCAAGCTCAAGACCAGCACCGGGGATCCGGTCTGGCAGCCTGCTCTGACTGCGGGCGATCCGGATCTGGTCCTCGGCAAGTCGGTGTACATCGACCCGTTCCTGCCCTCCCCGGGCGCGTCGAACAAGACGATCTACTTCGGCGAGTGGGCCGCGCTCCTGGTCCGCATCGCGGGCGGCCTGCGGTTCGAGCGCAGCAACGAGTATGCCTTCGGCAACGACCAGGTCGCGTTCCGCGCGATCGTCCGGTCTGGTGCTTCAGTGCTGGACCCCAATGCGGTCAAGTACTTCGTTCACAGCGCCACGTAGGATCTGCGGAATCTGCGTTCGTCATCTAATATGGATGCATGTCCAAGAAGGCTGGCGAGCGTAACCCGGCAGCGGGACTCGGGCCCCGTGCGTGCATTACATGCGGGGCCCAGTTCCAGCCGTACCGAAGCAACCAGAAGACGTGTAGTCGGGATTGCTATAGGCGGACTCCTGAAGTCCGTGAGGCGGACCGACTTCGCGCCAACCGACCTGAGAACAGGCAGCGCGCGCGTGTGCAGCGCAACCTATCGACTACCGATAGGCCCGAATGGGTGCGGGCTCTCAATCTCAAGAACGCGCTCCGCAGGTACGGCGTGACGGTGGAGTGGTTCACAACAAAACTCGCTGAACAAGGTGGAGCCTGCGTTCTGTGCGGTCATGTTCCACCGCCTGGCGCCATCAAGGCGGCGTCCCGCCTGCATGTTGATCACGACCACGCCACGGGCTTGGTGCGGGATCTCTTATGTACCTGCTGCAACCAGGGAATCGGCTATTTCAGAGACGACCCCGACCTCATGCGTCGGGCAGCGGAGTACATCGAACGGCACCGAGGAACCTAAGAAGAGGAGTACCCATGAAGGTACGCATCGTCGTACAGCCCACCGGCCTGATCAACGGCCAGCCGTGGGCTCCTGTCGGCGAGGAGATGGACCTCCCCGACGCCGTGGCCGAGACCATGAAGGACGCCGGCTACCTCGAGGTCGTGGAGTCACGCCCCGCGGCGAAGAAGGGCGTCGAGAAGCGCGACGCGAAGGCCAAGGAGTAGTCGATGGCCCTCGGGTATGCGTCTGGTCTGCGCAACGCACAACTGGACGCGATCACCACCTTCGCCGGCAACTCGGGCAAACTGCGGATCTACAACGGCACCCGCCCCGCAACGGGCGGCACCGCGACGACCCTGCTCGCGGAGTTGACCTGCAACGCAACGTTCGCCCCTGCCGCCTCGGGTGCTGTTCTGACGCTGAACGCGATCACCCAGGACGCTTCGGCTGACGCCACCGGCACCGCGACATGGTTCCGGCTGGTGAAGTCCGACGGCACCACACACGTGCTGGACGGCGACGTCGGCACCTCGGGCTCGGATCTGAACCTGAACAGCACCAGCATCACCTCCGGCGCCACCGTTTCGGTCACGTCGTTCACCATCACCGCCGGCAACGCGTAGGCCGGTTGATGTAGGCCGGCGGGAGGACCGATGGCCTTCCGTTCATCGTCCAGCCTGGCCGGTGCATCTGCAGCCAACGCAGCGGTCCCGGTTCCGACCGGAGCTGCTAGTGGTGACATCGCTGTCGTCGGCATCTACATGGAGTCGGCGGCCACCGTCACCCCTCCGTCCGGTTTCACGCTCAAGTCGAGCCTGCAGACCTCGGTGGCGACCCGAGGACGGCTGGATGTCTTCTGGAAACGGTTAACCGCCGCCGATTCAGGAACGTACACGTTCACGTTCACCAGCACCTTCCGTGCTGCAGCATGCGGGCTGTGGTCAGGCCGTATCGCTTCAGGTGATCCGTTCGACGGCACGGTGGGGACTGCGGAGTCGACGACCACTGTCTCCACACTGAACGTCTCCACCAGCCCCACCGGCTCCAACGGCGACGCGGTCGGGTTCTGGACGAACTTCAACGGTGGTGCAGGGTTCACCCAGCCCACGAACTACACCGAGCGTGTGGACATCTCGGTGATCACGATGGACACCCGCGATGCGGTGGCCTCCGGTACCACTGGCAACGTCACCGCCACGGCGACCGTCTCCGATTTCGAGAAGGCGTTCCTCGGGGTCCTCGCCACAGCGAGTAGCGGCACGACCGGAACCGTTGCCGTAACCCAGGCCGCAAACACCTCCTCCGCATCAGGAGTCCTCGGCTACACCGGGACCGTAGCTGCCACCCAAGCGAACCAGACCTCGAGTGCGTCGGGTCTCGCCGGCAACATTGGCTCCGCGGCGGTAACGCAGGCGAACCAGACGTCATCCGCGTCGGGGACTGTCACCTCTTCGGGCTTCTCTGGTTCGGTCGCGGTCACACAGGCTTCTCAGACGTCGGCAGCGTCCGGGGTCCTCAGGTATAGCGGCACCGCTGCAATCGTCCAGGCGGGCGACACAGCGGCCGCCAGCGGCAAACTCGGCTACACCGGGACCGCCGTTAGGACACAAGCCAACCAGACCGCTGCAGCAGCGGGTGTCGTCGCCAACCCGGTCACCGGTACGGCTGCCACCACTCAGGCCGCCCAGGTCAGCACTGCGGTCGGCTCGACGCAGCCGCTGGTCACGTTCGGCACCGCCTCCGCAGGGGCCGGAACAAGGCCCACCGCTCAGGGTGCGACAGCACCAGTCCCCACTGCCGTCGCTGCTGCTTCAGGTGTGGCGTCCGCATCAGCCAGGACCGTGACCGTTCCCACCGCGACAGGAGGATAGATGCCGTACGACATCGGCGATTCCATCTCGATCGCATGGGACGTTAAGGACTCCACCGGGACGCTGACGAACGCCACCACGGTGACGCTGACGGTGACGAAACCGGACGGCACCACCGAAACCCCCAGTGTCACCAACCCGCCAGCTTCGACGGGTCAGTACCGCGTCACCTACGTCCCTACTCTCGCAGGCAGGTATGCGTGGCGGGCCGTCACGACGACCCCGAACACCGCCTACCAGGATGTGTTCGAGGTCCGCGAAACTGTCTCGCCGTCGCTACTGTCGCTGGCTGACGCGAAGGCGCACCTGAACATCACATCCACCACCTACGACGACGAGCTCCGCGAGTACCTCGAGGCCGCAACGGAGATCGTGGAGTCCTACGTGGGCCCGATCGTGACCCGCACCCACACCGCACGCGTGGACGGATACCGCAGCAGGATCCCGCTGCCGCACACCCAGGTGACCGGGGTTACCGCGGTCACGCTGGTCTCCGACGGCTCCAGCCCCATCACGCTGTCTGATCTGGCCGTCGACACCGCCACCGGGGTGATCTCCTACAAGGCCGGCGGGATTTTCCCGTATGGGCAGATGGATGTCACCTACACGGTCGGGCGCTCGTTCGTGAAGGCCAACTGGACCCTCGCGGCGAAGCTAGTCGTGCAGCACCACTGGCGCTCACAGTTGGGGAATCTGCCCAACATCCAAGGCGACGACCCCGGCTATGAGATGACCGGCGCCGGGCTTGATGTGACATATCGCGTCCGGGCGCTGCTGCAGCCCGATCAGGTGCCGGCAGGGTTCGCGTGAGCAGCAAAGTCGACGCGGTCTGCCTTGCGCTCGCCGCACTCTGGCAGGCCAATGTCACGACCGCTCAGGTTGTCGACGGCCCGCAGGCGAACAGTGACGCGGCGAACGACTGGCTGTTCGTCGGTGCGAACGGTGACGCGCCCGAGGACGGTGCGGAGATCGGCCTGTCGCAGCAGGACTGGATGGCGTTCGCGAAGGTCCAGCAGGAATCCCTGGACATCACCTGTGCGGTCGTCTCGAGGCGCGGAGATACAGACATTCCCTCCGCGCGCGCCACCGCCTACGCGATCCTCGCGGCCGCTGATACGGCACTGCGCACCGACCCGACGCTCGGCGGCGTGGTGATGCGCTCACACATCTCGTCGCACCAGTACATCCCGGTCATCACCTCAGGCGGCTGCAAGGTCCGCATCACGTTCACCGTCAACTACCTGGCCCAACTCTGAGCAGGAGAACACATGGCAACCCTCACCACTCAGTCCATCACCAGGGCTGGGGTCACTCCGTCGTTCACTGCGGTGGCCGGCGGCGGCGATGCCTGCGAGTGCGGCGACGACGTGTACCTGGAGTTCAAGAACACCAACGCCGCCACCTACACCGTGACGCTGGCGATTCCCTCCGCCGCCTCGACGTACCCGAACGTCACGTACACCAACGTGGCAGTGACGATCCCCGCGACCACTGGTGACAAGCTGATCGGCCCGGTCTCGTCGCTGTTCAAGGACCCCACCACGGGTCTTTGCACGATCACCTACACGGGCACAACCACGAACGGCACCGTCGCGTGCTTCAAGCTGCAGGCGCCGTGATGAACACCTACAAGGCGACTTCGCCGGCTGCTGAGGCGGCATTCGACACGGGCGTGTTCGAGCGCGACTTCTCCCCGACAGAGGAGAGGGACTGGCTCGACTCCGGCCTCCTCGAGCTCGTCCCGCGCACCTACAAGGTGCTGTCCAACAACTTCAGCGCCGCGGAGCAGGGCGAGACCTTCGAGGCGGCGTATCCCGTCGAGATCGAACAGGCGCTCATCCAGGGCGGACACATCAAGCGGGTTGAAAAGCCAGCAGCCAAGGCTGCGGAGAAGAAGGAGAAGTAACCGTGGCCAAGTTCACGCTCACCGACGCCTACATCAACATCAACGGCGTCACGCTTTCCGACCACGCGCGAAGCATCACCATCGAGGACACCCGCGCTCAGGTGGACTTCACCGCATTCGGTGCCACCAGCCTGGTCTACGGCAAGGGCCTCGGCGATGCGAAGTTCACCGTCGAGTTCTACCAGGACTTCGCTGCTGCGTCGGTACACGCGACTCTGCAGCCGCTGATCTCGTCCACCACGCCGTTCACTATCGAGGCGCGGTACACCAGCGGCGCACGTTCGACGACGAACCCTGGTTTCTCGATGACCGCGTTGCTGTTCACGTACAACCCACTCTCCGGCAGTATCGGCGATGCGAGCACCTTCAGTGCCGAGTTCCAGAACGCCGGGCAGACCGGGATTTCCTACCTCACCAGCTGATGGCCGACCTGCAGATCAAGGGCGCGGAGAAGTTCGGCGAGGTCGCCAAGGCGCTCAAACAGGCCGGCGACAAGGAACTCCGCAAGGAGCTCTACTCGTCGCTCAACCGCGCCGCGAAGCCGATGGTTGCCGATGCGAAGAAGTCGGCCGCCGCGAAACTCCCCAAATCCGGGGGGTTGAACAAGCGCGTCGCGAAGGCGCGCATGTCGGTTCGGCGCCGTGCGGGTAGCCGTCCAAGCGTGAAGATCGTTGCCTCCGGCATGAGTCAGCTCGGCCTCATCAACCGGGGGCGCGTGCGGCACCTCGTGTACGGGCGCGCTCCGATGGTTGACCAGTCGATCCCTGAGGCGAAGGACTGGTTCACCGAGCCGATGCAGGCCCGCGCCGGGGAGGTCCGCAGGGAGATCGTGAAGGCTATCGACGCTGTCGCGCGGAAACTCTCGCGCTGAACTCATTCCAGCGGCACCGTTTCCCTGACCGGACGGTGCCGCTGCCACATTCAGGTCAGGAACGGTCAGGAAGAGGAAGAGATGGCTGTCTCACCGGATCTGGTGATCCGCATCAGCGACACCGAGGAGTACCGGTTCGACCCGAAGAAGTTCCTGAACACCGAGGCAATCGCAGTCGAGAAGGTCGCGAACCTCACATGGCCTCAGGTGTTGGTCGGGTTGAACACCGGCCAGATGTCCGCGGTCACCGCGATCGTGTGGCTGCTGCGCCGGCGCAAGGACCCGACCCTTGCGTTCGCCGACGTGCAGTTCGACACGGGCATCGAGGTGATCGACCCCGACACCGATGAGCGGTACGACGGCGGTCAACCGGAACCGGTCGAGGACATCGAGGCCCCAAAAGCACCGGAGGACCCCTCGACTCCCTCGACGCCTTCGCAGCCCGAGTCAAAGGAACCAAACGCCCCCGACCTGTGAGCCGGGACGAGCATCGCTCCGCATGGTGGCCAGTGCTCGTTGAAGTGCTCGGGATGCGCCTGTCCGAGATCGACGAATTGACGGTGGGCGACTTCGACACCGCCGTCGAGTACGTAGCGAGGAGGGTGGGGGATGGCAAGCAGCCAGCTTGAGTTCGACGTCATCGCCAATGACAAGGCGAGTCAGAAACTCAACAAGGTCGCCGACACCTTCCTCTCGATGGGCCGCGCCGCCAGCAAGGCGGGTGAGCTGTCCGGTAAGTCGATGGGGAAACTCACCCAGGGTGCCGGGTTCGCGATCAAGGGCCTGACGAAGCTTCCCGCCCTCGCTGCAGGGACTGCGGTGGGTGCGTTGTTCATCAGCGGGCTGACGTCCGCGATGGAGAACCAGGACGCCACTCACGTCTTGGCGGCTCAACTCGGCGCCTCGAACGCCGACATGGGCAAGCTGGGCAAGCTCTCCGGCGACATCTACAAGGACGCCTTCGGTGAGTCTGTCGCGGATGTCAGCCAGACCTTGAAGACGGTCTTCCAGTCGGGCCTCGCCTCGGTCAAGGACGGCGAGGAGAAGATCAAGGGCGTCACCGAACAGGTGATGAACTACAGCAAGATCACCGGGGAAGAAGCCCTGCCGGTGACGCGCGCGATCTCCCAACTGCTGAAGACCGGTCTCGCGAAGAACGCCACTGAGGCGTTCGACCTGCTGACCCGCGGCACCCAGAAGGGCCTGGACAAGTCCGAAGACCTCTTGGACACGGTCAATGAGTATTCGACGCAGTTCCGCAAGCTAGGGCTGAATGGCACGCAGGCGTTCGCCCTTATCTCGCAGGCGATCCAGGGTGGTGCCCGCGACTCCGACGTCGCGGCGGACGCGATCAAGGAATTCTCCATCCGCGCTGTCGACGGCAGCACCACCACCGCCGCAGGGTTCAAGGGGCTGGGGCTGTCGGCCAAGAAGATGGCCGAGACCATCGCCCAAGGCGGCCCGAAGGCCGCGGCGGCACTGGATCTGACCCTCGACCGCCTACGGGGCATCAAGGATCCCGCCAAGCAGGCCCAGCTGGCTGTGATGCTGTTCGGCACCCAGGCCGAAGACCTCGGCGCCGCGTTGTACTCGATGGACCTGAGTACCGCGACGAAGCAGTTCGGCCAGGTCGCGGGCGCTGCCGAGCGCGCCGGGGACCTCATCAACGACACCGCCAGCAACAAGCTGACCTCGATCAGCCGCACGATCAAGATGCAGGTCGTTGATGCCATCGGCAAGTATGCGCTGCCGAAGCTCGAGGAGTTCGCCGACTGGTTCGCGGGCCGCGGCAAGATGGACATGGTGAGTTGGGCGGTTGAGGCCGGCTCGGCGGTCGTCGGCTTCGCGGACAAGTCCCTGGGCGCCTTGCAGGCCATGATCCCCACGCTGGCCAAGGTGGGCGCCGCGGGACTGCTCGCGGCGGCGGGTTTGGTCGCTGTGTCCAGCCCCAGCCAGGCCCTGAACTTCCTGAAGCAGGCCAAGGCGATGGAGGACTGGGGCAACTCGGCCGGTGAGGGTATCGGCAAGGCCCGCACCGAGTTGCAGGGCTGGAAGTCGCAACTGGACAAGACCAACACCAAGGTGAAGCTCCAGGCCGACATCGAGGACCTGGACCAGAAGATCGCCAAGGCGCAGAAGGAACTGCGTGACCCCGGCCTGACCAAGGAACGCAAGGCGAAGCTGACCGCCGACATCGCCCAGCTCACCAAGGCCAAGGATGCGGCGCTCATCAAGCTGGGTGACAAGAACCTGATCAAGACCCGAACCGCGAAACTCGACGCCGACAAGCGCGATCTGGACTCCAAGATCGCCGCGGCCAGGGGTGCGTTGGCGGATCCGAAGCTGACCGCGACGAAGAAGGCCAAACTCGAGGCCGACATCGCGCAACTGCTTCGACAGAAGGCGATCGCGCAGGCTGCGATCAACTCACTGAAGGGCAAGACGGTCGTCATCACCTACACGGCCAAGGGCGTGAACCTGACCACGCCGTCGAGTGTCGGCCGACGTGCCGCGGGTGGTCCCGTGAAGGCAGGCCAGCCGTACATCGTAGGCGAGCACCGGCCTGAGCTGTTCGTGCCGAAGGAGGACGGCGAGATCATCCCGCGCGTCCCCAGGGCGTCGAAGGGCTCGGCGTTCGGTGGCTCGTCTCCTGTCCGCATCGAGATCGCCGCGGGCAACTCATCGTCCTACACGGACTTCCTCATCAACGAGCTCCGTAAGTACATCCGCGTCAACGGCGGCGACGTCCAGGTGGTGCTGGGGCGGTGACGAACCAACTCACGATGGAGATCCAGACCTCCCCTGGGGTGTGGCTGGACATCACCGACGACGTGTACCAGCGGGACTCGGTGAGGATCACGCAGGGCAAGAGCGACGAGCAGTCGCAGGCCCAGCCGGGGTCAATGATGTTCACCCTCGACAATCGGGACGGGAAGTACTCGCCCCGTAATCCGTTGTCGCCGCTGTACGGGCTGATCGGCCGCAACACCCCTGTGCGGTGCAAGTTGGAGAACGGGACGTGGCCACGGTTCTACGGCGAGATCTCGTCTTGGCCGCCGAAGTGGGATCCGTCGCACTCGGACAACTTCGTCCCGGTGGAGGCGTACGGGATCCTGCGGAGGTTGGGGCAGGGGCAACCCACGATCTCGAACGCCCTCAAGGACTGGGTGCTGGCGCAGTCGACATTGAAGGCGTACTACCCGCTGGGCGGCGGCGAGGACACCACATACAGCCAGAATCTTGCCCCCGGCAAGACTGGCTCCTTCCGGTCGAGCGGCGCGACGTTCAAGTACGGCGTCGACATGGGCGCGCCATGGCTCGGGACCGGGATGGAGTTGTCCGCTGCCGCGTCACCGAATCACATGGAGGCCACAACCGGTGGCTCTGCCGGGTCGTCTCAGGTGCTCGACTTCGTGTTCCGGTCGGACGGGTTCGGTGTCCTCGATGTCAAGGTGTGGCCGACCTACGACTCGTACTGGAACCTTCGCCTGAACACCTCCACCGACGACGGCACGCTTCAGGTGTCGTACTACGACGATGCCAACGGCCTCTGGACGGACACCGCATCAGGGCCGATTCCCGAACTGCAGGACTCTGAACTGCACACCTGCCGGTTCGTGTTGAGGGACACGGGCGGTGGTACGACTTGGTTCGTCTACGTTGACGGCGGGGCTGGTTACTCCGGCGGCGCACCCCCGAGCAACCCGCCCCTGACCAACGTCCCACTGGTGTGGTTCTACTACACGCACTACACAGGCCAGACCGTCGTCAACCTGGCGCACGTGACATTGTGGGCCGACAACACGCTCTCCAACATCCCCGCTGCCACCGACTACTACAACGCCGCATTCGCGTACGCAGGTGAGACAGCGACCGCCCGCATCACCCGTGTCGCCACAGACGGCGGGATCTCCGTCGGTGTCGTTACGGGCACCGAACCGGCGACGACGATGGGGCCGCAGTACACCGAGTCCCGGCTGGAACAGATCCGCGACGCCGAGACCACCGACATGGGGATCCTGTACGAGCACCGCGTCACCGGGGCTCTCATGTACAAGTCCCGTTCGGCGATGTACAACTACAGCCAGACCTTCACTTTGGACTACTCCGCAGGCCACGTCTCACCGCCGTTGGAACCGGTCGACGACGACCAAACCACCCGCAACGACGTGACGGCCACAAGGCGCGAGGGAAGCAGCGCGCGGTACACGGTCGATACGGGTCCGATGTCGACACAGGACCCGCCTGACGGGGTGGGACGGTACGACACCGAGATCACGGTGAACGTCGAAACCGACGGCATGCTCGACGGCGTCGCGGCGTGGGTCGCGAACCTCGGCACCCTCGACAAGGCGCGTTGGCCGAGCGTGACGGTGAATCTGAACAACCCGCGCATCCCCTCCACGTTGAGGGATCAGATCAGGGCCGCCGGCGTGGGCGACTGGTTCACGATCAAGAACATGAAGCAGGCGTACGTCTACGACGACGTCACGCTGATCATCGTCGGCTACTCGGAGACGATCGACCCCTTCTCCCACATCGTGACGTTCAACTGCATGCCCGCCGACCCGTACACGGTCGCGGTGTACGACACCTCGAGGTACGACGCGGACGGCTCAACCATCACCTCCAACGTCACCGCAACCGCGACGGCGATCTCGGCAACCAAGGGCGGGACGACGCTGTGGACGACCGACGCGACCCAGATGCCATTCGACATCCGGGTCGGTGGTGAGCGGATGACCGTCACCAACATCACCGGATCCAGCTCCCCGCAGACGATGACCGTCACGCGTTCCGTGAACGGCGTCTCCAAGGCGCAGACCGCGGGGACGGCGATCGAACTGTGGGACACCCCTCGCTATGCGCTCTAAGGAGAACTGATGGCCCAAGCCTCCGGGGACAAACTCCTCGCTCCGGGTCTGCCGAACGTACAGGTGTTCACATCCAGCGGCACATGGACCAAGCCGTCAGGTTACCGGGCCGTCATGGTCGAGGTGGTCGGTGGCGGCGGCGCTGGCGGCGGTGCCGTTGGTGTTACAAGCGCTCACTCAGTGGGCGGTGGCGGTGGCGCAGGCGGTTACGCACGCAAGTTGTGGCAGGCAAGCGAAGTCGGCTCAACCATGACCGTGACTGTGGGCGCTGGCGGGACCGCTGTATCCGGTGCTGCAGGCAACAGTGGAAGCGCGTCTTCCGTCGTGTCGCTGGTCGGCACGGTCACCGGTAACGGCGGCAGTGGTGGCTCGACGACATCGTCAGCCTCCGGCTCGTTCGGCATCCAAGGCGCAGCCGGGGGCACCGCGTCCGGTGGTGACCTCAACTGCACCGGAGGCGGCGGTACGCACGGCTGGGGTGACAACCAATTGGCCGCGTCTGGTTCGGGTGGCTCCAGTGTCCTGGGCGGTGGAGCCCGAGGCGTGTCAGCCACTTCCGTCCCGAACTCGATTGCGGGTGTGGCTGGTGGCGCCTACGGCGGCGGGGGTTCGGGCGCAATCACTGGCGCTGGCGCTTCACCTTCTGCATCCGCATCCGCGGGCGGTGCAGGTGCAGGTGGCGTAGTGGTCATCACGACGTACTTCTGACATAGGAGGAGACTGATATGGGTTGGAGTAGCGCAACGCTCGACGAAGCGAACGCCACATACAACTTCGCGTTCCAGCACACCAACGGGAAGGTGCTGACGTTCACCGTCACTGGCGCCGCATACCTGGACAACCCCGCTGAGTATGACGCTGCGTTCGCGGACGCTGCGGAAGTCCTCGACGCCAGCAGCGCATTCACCTTCCTCGGCGGCGGCCGCATGACACCGTCGAACCAGACGTACTCGCTCTAGGAGGGTGACGGGTGGGCAAGACACCTAAGCCCACCCAGGAAGAGTTCGGGGTACTCAAGACGCAGGCCACCAACCTGACGAGGCGGGTCGCCGAACTCGAGCGGCACATAGCCGACCTCGAGGAGCGCACCGCTGCCCTGGAGGCTGCTGCTCGAGCATTCGCCGTGGTGTACGCGATACCGCGCATCACTCCTGGGGACGGTGGCACATGAGGCTGATACCTCCGAAGTACCGGCGTGGGGTGAGGATCGGTAAGTACGTCCTCCTCACGCTGGCCGGCGCGGCGATGTTCGCTTTGGATTCGGCGGTGCTCACGTCGGCGCTCGGGATCATGGTGTACGCGTGGGCGATCCTGCTGTTCGTCGGTGGTTCCCTTTGTTTACTGGGGGTTCTCACTGACTGGTGGCTTGGTGAGTTCGTGGGGATACCCGCGATCTTCACCGTGAACCTGATGCTGTTCCTCGTCCTGTTCGTCGGTGGCTTGACCGCGCCGAACCCTGCGAGGATCACGTTCGGCTTGTTGTTCGGCTCGTTCGCCCTCTGGGTCCTGGCCCGGTTCATCGACATCTGGAACATCGCCGCCGGAAGTAAGGCGGTGAATGGTGAGTGACTGGCTCAACACTCTGTTTCCAACGGGGCTCGCTGCTGTGTTCCTCGCCGCGTACAAGGGTGTCGCTGAGATCCGTAAGGGCGCGCACACGAAGGAGCGCGGAGCCATCGCCGACCTGAAGAAGTGGCGCGAGGAACAGTACGACGCCCGAAGGCTGGCCGAGAAGCGCGAGTCGTACTGGCGGTCGTATGCGGGGAAGTGCGAGTGGGAGCTCGAACGTCGGGGACTCCCGGTTCCCCCTAGGCCGAAGGCCGACTTCATCGACGACGAGGAAGCGACATGAACGGCCCGGAGCGGATGTTCTCGGAGCATCGTCGTGAGCAGCGCCGCAGCGGGATCATGTGGCTCATTCTCGCGTTGGTGCTGGCGATGACGTTGGGGTTCTCGTGGCGCTCCGACCGCAGGGCCGACAGCAGCGACAAGAGGTTCGCTGCGTCGAACTCGCAGGTAGACGCACTGAAGGGCCAGGTAACGACCAACGGCGAACTGGCGAGGTCCGCGAAGGAAGCCGCTGACGAGGCGAACCGCCGCCTCGCAGCGGCAGGGAAGCCCACGGTCCCTGTCCCATCCCAACCTCCGGTAACCCCGTCCGCTCCTCCCGAGGGGGCCCAGGGCCCGCCTGGACCTCAGGGGCCACCCGGCATCCAGGGACCTCCGGGGCCGGTCGGTCTCACCGGCCAGTCTCCTGTATGTCTCCTGTTGCCTTCCAAATGCGTCGGGCCGAAAGGAGCCACCGGACCTCAGGGTGAGACTGGCCCCGAAGGACCGAAGGGCGATCCCGGCGCTACAGGTGAGACGGGACCTCAAGGCCCAGTTGGACCGCAAGGCGAGGTAGGCCCACAAGGACCAGCCGGCGCTGACGGCAAGGACGGCCGCGGGATCGCCGACACCGACTGCCAGGACGACGGCACCTGGCTCATCACCTACACCGACGGCACGAAGCAGACCGCACGAGGACCGTGCCGCTTCGTGATGCCGCCAGCCACGAACTAGGTCAGGAGAAGCAATGGCTCAACCCATGACGAAGGCCGAGTGGCAGGCCGCCATGTCCAAGTGGGGCGTCCCGGTCAAGTGGTTCTCCGGCTGGGACACCCGCGGCCGACCCGGCGACTTCACCAGCATCAACGGCGTGGTCATCCACCACACTGGATCCGACATTCAGTCCGACGACTACCTGAAGTGGCTGTTCACGATCGGCCGCGCCACCGAGGGCATCCCCGCCCCGCTGTGTCACGTCTCCACCGACATGGACGGCGACGTGTGGGTCGGTGCCATCGGTAGGGCGAACCACGCCGGCAAGGGCTCGAGCTCCACCCTCAATGCGGTGATCTCCGAGGACTACCGTGGCTTCTCTGCTGAGATCGGCCCCGGCCCGGACAACACCGACGGGAACGCCCACTTCTACGGCAACGAGGTCCGCTATGACGGCGGCCAACCGATGACGGACAAGCAGCACGCATCCGCTGTCAGGTGGGCTGCCGCGATCTGCGACCACTACGGCTGGTCCGCACTCTCAGTGATCGGCCACCGCGAGTGGTCCTCACGCAAGAACGACCCCGGTCTGTGCCCCATGACGAAGTTCCGCGCCGACGTAGCCGCGCTACTGAAGGCCGGACCCCCAACCAAGTCCGCTCCTGGCGGCACCCCCGCTGCCACCACTGGAGGTTCCATGTCACTCACCGACGCCGACAAGGTCTGGCTGCGCGCCCAGATGGACGACGCGATCTCGGACTACAACGCCCGCCTGTGGGGTGAGGGTGGCTCGGCCGGCGAGTTCCAGCAGCGCACCGACGCCCGCATCCTCGACATCCTCAACAACAAGCTGCCCGAGATCAAGCTCCAACTGGACCGCATCGAAGACGACACCGACGACGGGACTCCCGTCCCCGCCTGATGGCGCTCTACGAGTACGACACGTGGACCGGCGTGAAGAAGGTCGTCGAGGCCGAGAAGGTCGCCTTCAAGCCGGGTCACGTCCTGTTCCTCACCCTCGACGACCAACTGATCCTCGGTGAACGCAACGCCAACGTGAACCACCTCAGACAGGTAATGCCTGGAGAAGAGTGAGCCATGAAGAACATCGGCAAGTACTGGAAGGCCGTCGCCGGCTTCGTCGCCCCTGGCGCGGTCGTCATCGGCTCAGCTGTCACCGACGCATCCGCAGGTGGCTCAGCGATCACTGGCGCCGAGTGGGTCACTGCTGCCGTCGCCTGTGTCGTCACGTCGGCCGGCGTCTACGCCGTCCGCAACAACCCGGCAGGTGAGTGATGAGCGTCCTCGTCCTCGTCCTGGTCCTGCTGATCCTCGCCGCGTTCAGCTTCCTACTCGCGACCGTAGGCATCGGCGGTAAGTGGAACCTGCTCGCGCTGGGCCTGTTCTTCTGGGTGCTGACCGAGGTCGTCGCCAAGCTCTAGTTCGGCTGGGCTTCCTGCAGCTTCTTGTTGAACTCGTCGTACCACTCAGTGGCGGCCTTGTTGAAGTCCTTGTCGCTGAGCTTCTTGCACACCTCGGGCCGCGTGGACTTGTCCTGTGTCCACTGGACGATCCCAGTGTTGCTGGTGTTGATCGCTTCTTTGCAGGCCGCGATACCAGCCTGATCGGACCCGCCGCAGGCGGCGAGCGCGAATACGACGATGGCGGTGAAGGCTGCCGCTCGTTTCATGGCGTTTCCCCCTTGTCCACCGCGTCTATCGCGGCTGGTGCTGTCGGTGTTACATCGTGCTTAGACGAACGCAGAGCGCCTCGGGTTTCCAAGCCCGAGGCGCTCCTTTTGCGTACCGAGCCACAAGGCCAACTTCAGACTCGGCAGATCGTGGAGGCTACTTGAGCCACTCGCCCCGGCAGTCTGACCAGATGACGTACGCCATGAAGGCAGAGAGCGCGCCGATCGGGAGCGCGTAGTAGATGGTCGCAGGATTCAGGACCGCCATCAGCGCAAGCGCCACCGCGAAGGCGACGTTGCCGAGCAGGAACAGCCACTTCATGGTCTAGTCCTCATCCAGCCAGTGCAGCCTGCCGTCCCCGGTGGCGTGGTGACCTACGTGGCGGTCGTTGAGGACGCACACACCCCCGGTCTTGTGGGCTTCCCCGCAGGCTGCGGGACGGACCTGCGCCTCCAGTGCGTCAGCGATCCGCGACAGCAGGGGAATCATGTCATCCAGAGTCGCAGGCTCCAGTCTCGGATCGCCAGGGTGAACCTCAGCCAGCCATGCTGCCTCATCACCGGTCACCACTCCACTCCCTTCACTGCTTCACCTTCTCTACCCACTGGTTGATCGACTCCCACTGTTCAGGGGTGGCATCGATGATGAACGTGGACGGCGCCGCGGTGTTGGGAGGATCCTCTCTGATCTCACGCCAGAGGATGCGATGCGCGTACAGGTATTCCCGCAGTTGGTGTCTTACGAGAGCGCCAGCAATAACAAGCTCGCGACGCTCAGCGGCCATCTTGCTATCGTTCATTCCGGGTCGAGCTCCTTACCTGGATCGACTCTTGCGCCCTCACCCTCGCCGGGGTGGGGGCGCTTTTCTGGTTTTTTACCCAGCCCTCGAACGGGAGCTACCCGCTCGAGGGCTGGAACCGGACCGCTCAGCGGGAGCTACCCACCCGCGCTTCCGGACGCTCGCGTTGAGCGTACCCCTACAGGCGGCTTGCGATCACGCCTGCCCAGTAGGCGCAGCCGTTGCCGTGACCCGTGCCCGCAGCAGCCCACGGGTGGACGCCGTCCTGCAGGTAGTACGACAGCGCCCGACCACGACCGACAGCACCAGTGAGTGCGGGGGTCCAGCCGATGACGTTCGGCACCGTGGCGTAGATGGCGGCGTTCACCTGACCCGAGTTGCGGATGTCGCTCGCCAGATAGGCGGGACGACCCACGTAGGTGTCCACCCAGTACAGCTTCGACCCCGCCTCGCTCATCCACCTCGCGGCGCGGGAGACCTGGGCGGGGGCGGCGAACGGGTTGAACACGTCGTTCGTTCCGGCTGCCATGACCACCACCGGGGGCAGGGACAGCTGGTTCATTAGCAGGTCCGTGAGCTGCTTCGTGTTCGCACCTGATTGCGCAGAGACTGCCAGGGTCTTGCCCTTGGCGGCCAGCGCGGTGCGGAGCGCGGGGTAACAACGCGTGGTGATGGAGTCCCCGACGATCAGGACGTCAGCGGTGGCGGTGCTGCCCTTGGCGACCGGGCTACCGGTGATGCCACCCCAGCGCCCGGAGCCGTAGTTGACGGTCGGGCTGATGTAGGACTGGCTGGCGTCAGCGGTGAGTACGCCGCACCAGGCCGCCACCAAAACGGCGGCGACGAGCAGCTTGAAGCGGGTCTTGACGTGCATTGTGTCTCCTTCTGCCGCTCCACTGCCGCTCCAGCTTTTGCAGGCTACTTTCGGAACCGCCTCTGGGGGAGTGTTTTGAGCGTGAAATACGGGGTGGGCGATACTGGGTTCGAACCAGTGACCTCTTCGGTGTGAACGAAGCAAAACCTGCAGGTCACGGGCTCTTATGGGTCCAACGTAGCATGAAACGGGTTCATTTGGGAACACCGGGGTGCGCCTGAGGTGATTCCTCTTGCCGCTCTCCTGCCGCTCCAAGCGCACGTCGCGCCTGCTCGAACCGTGCCTCGGACGCGTGGATGTACCGCTCCACCGATCGGAGACTGGCGTGCCCCATCAGTGCTGCGATCTGATGCGGCGGGACGCCCTTCTCGGCCAGCCACGACCCGTATGTGTGCCGCAGGTCATGAGGCGTCGGCTGCGGGTCCTGCAACCCGGCGCGCTCCACCGCGGGGAGCCACACCCGCTTACGCCAGTTCTCCGACCGCACCCTGCCGCCGTCGCGCCCGGTAATCACCAGCCCGTCGTCCGGGGCAGGGATGTGCTGGGACAAATCCGCTACGAGCTCGTCGGTCAACGGGACCGGCCGTGTGCCCGCATCGGACTTCGGCCGCTTCTCGGCGCCCTTCCTTGGTTGCACCTTCGCGATCTGGATCCGCTTCCGCAGGAAATCGACCCGGAACCGCCGCAAGCCGACCGCCTCCTGAAACCTGAGGCCGCAATACAGCATCAGCTTCACCAGCAGCAGATCCTGCCCATTGAACTCCTTGAGCAGCCGGTCGGCTTCCTCGCGGGTGAGGAACCGGTCGACGTGCCGGTCAGGTGTCGGCGCCCGCACCAGCGCAGTCGGGTCGGTAGTGATCAGCTGGTGCCTGGCGGCTGCCTCCATCATCTGCGACAGCAACGCCAGCGACTCCTGCACTGTCGGCTTGCCGACGCCATTGCGGATGAGGTTGGTGATCCACTTCTCCACGTCCCAGGACTGGATCGACGACAGCGGCCACGACCCGAATGGTGGCTCGATGTGGTTGCGCCACCGCGACGTGTACGCATCCACCGTCGCCTGCTCGAGCCGCTTGGTCGCGAACCACTTCTCCCACCAATCTCCGAGGCTCAGCTTGCCGGCGTGCGGGTCGATGAACTCGCCACGCCGGATCTTGCGTTCCTGTTCGTCGGCCCACTCCTGCACCACCTTCTTCAGTGGATCGGAGTGGGAGTACCGCTGGCCAGATGGGTGGCGAACGGTGGCCTGCCACAGCCCCTTCGGCTTCTCGCCTTCCGGCAACTCTCCCGCACGTTGCCGGCGCTTCTGCTCGGGGGTGAGGAGTCGTCTGATGTGCGCCATCAGGTCACCCCTCGGCGCGTGCCCCCTCGGTGGCGAGGATCCGCAGCATCCTCCGCGCACCGGGTGACAGCTTCGGCCAGGCCGCGATCAGCGCATCCAGATCGGGGTCCTGCATGGGCTGTGGCTCCAGCCCGTTGAGGATGCGCTCCACTGACCCGTGCCGCCACCGCAGCACCCGCTCGAGCGCCGAGATGGTGGCAGGGTCGTACGAGGTCTTGCGCCCGTGTTCCACGTTGTCCAGTGTGGACGTGGACAGCCCGGAGATCGACGCCAACTGGGCGAGGCTGTAGCCGAGGTGGGCGCGCTGCGTGGTCACGTGACCCGCGAGTAGGTCCCACCTTTTCGGCATGTGGTGAAGCGTGTCGATCTGCGAGTCCAACCGACACGCTCACACACCCCTGGTGTGGGATTGTGGGGAAATCCCTAGCCACGATCAGCCAAACTCGCGACAGCGTGCAACGCCGTAGCGGTGCCACAGTTCGGGCAGTGAGGCAGCGGCGCCATTACCGGGGGCCGGCGACGCTCCCCGTGAATCATGCCCTCGCGGTAGCCGTCCTCGTACCCTTCTTCGATGCCCCGGTCGTGGGCGACCTTGTAGATCTCGTCGCCGGCCAGGTTCTTCTCCTCCAGCTTGTCGTGCTGGTCCGCCATCTTCTTGAAGCCGATCAGGATCACCCCCGCGAGGAACAACGCAATCCCGACCCGGACGGGGTCGAACTCCCTGACACTTCCCCAGACGATGCACACCACCCCCAAGCTCCCCATGAGTGATCCGGTGAACCCCAGCTTGGTTGGTTTCTTCACCACGTAATCCCTTCCGAACAGGCTGATCCATATCGGTCCCCCCCACGGTCTAGACCGCGGTACAGAACCTCTATCTCTGCCGAGCCCCAAAGGGTTACGGGTATTTCGTGTCACGGTTTGGTCACGATCCGCTTTCGGTTGTGCGTGTTGAGTTGTCATGAGTCGTCGCGGTGAGACCACCGCACCACACCTCCTGGCTGGTTGCCCGTTCGCCGCAGGGGTGGCGATTGGTCATCGAACAAATCCAAGGTGACCCGAATGAGGTCGGGATCGGCGCCGGAGTTGTAGATCCGCTTCTTGTCGCCGGTCCCGATATAGATGAGCCAGTCGGCCGGCAGGCGGAGTTTGCCGCCCAGGGCCCGCAGCATGGTGTCGCTGATGTCGGCATCCTCAGCTTTGATGCGCTTGATCGTCGGCAGGCTGGGACTCCCCGGCATCGCGCCGACCGCTCTGGTGGACACGCCCTGGCGGGCGATCTCTTCGCTGACGAATCTGGCGATCCTGGCGCGGCCGTGTCTGTCGATCATGTAGAGGATCATGGCAGACCTGCTCGGTTCATTCCGGTTCATTCGGGTTCATGTGAGCCACGGTAACCCCATAGGGCGTGATCCCGCAATAGCCCGTTTGAACCCACTTGATCCCAAAAAAGACCCAATTGAGCCTTGCACGCACAGCGCACGGGGCGTAACGTTCGGGTCGTGAACCCAAATGAGCCCACAAGAACCCACCTCTTGAAGCAGGCGCCGAAGCGGTACGGGTGCCCACTCTTCGCACTCTTGGTTGCGGTTATCCCAGGGCTCCTGGTGACAGGACTGGTGATCCGGTGACGAAGCCGAAGAACGAGACGACCATCGAGACCCGTCTCCTGACCGTCAACGAGGCCGCGTCGGTCCTGGGATACAAGTCGGTCGGCCCCGTCTACAAGCTGATCGCGGACGGCGAGCTCCCGACCGTCACTCTCCCGGTACGCGGCGGTACCCGCATCGACAAGAAAGACCTCGACGTGTTCATCGAGCGCCGTAAGCGCGCCGCCTGAACCCCGGTCGGTGTCGGTTCAGCTCACCGCTACCCCCCCAGCAGTGACGAGTTCCTCCGACTCCCGGCACCGACCGGCTTCCAACTTCAGACAGAACAAACAGCGGCCCGCGCTGCCGACCAAGGTCAAACGCGGGCCACCGACGAGAAGAGGGTAGCAGTGAACATCTTGAAGTGGACCTTAGCTCTGGCAGCCGCGTGGACAGCCCTCGCGTTCCTGCTGCTGATCGGCTGGTCCGTTGTCGTCACCGACATCAAGCGGTCCCCGCAGTCATTGAAGCGGGTCCACTGACATGGCGCGCATGGACCCCACGAAGGACTCGTGCGTGGTGGTGCTGCTGGCCGGCGCCACCTTCGCATCCCTGCTCGCGGGTGGCTTGACCGCCCTGGGGTGGTGGATCGCATGAGTGAGCAGCCCATCGTCGTCAGCATGCCACTTGGATTCCAGGCGTCGTGGCGGTCGGAAACCACTGACGTCAAGGCGTTCGTGGTTGAACCGCATGTCTGGGACTCGCTGGGCGCAACCCACATCGCGCCGAGGTACATCGCGCTGAAGGTCGGTGACGACCTCCGCATCAACATCGAGGACACCGCCATCGCTGAGCGGATCATCGCCGCGCTGACCGACGCGGTCGCCGAGAAGCGTCGCCTCGATGAGGTCGAGTCATGACCGGGGGCATGGGGGACACCGCAGGCGTGTACGCGGTCCACTCTTTCAGTGAAGGCATGGCGCGCCTCGCCACCCTGTTCCAGTCCCACCCGGAACTGAAGGGGCTACAGGCAACGGTCGACCAGATGGGCCACGTCGACATCATCGCCTACGCCGAACACGGCGTACTCAGGGATTGGATCCATGCCCTGCCTGAGGCGAAGCGGTCGAAGGGTCTGTTCACTCTCCAGTCAGGTCCCGCGTACGAGGAAGTGCTGACCGAGGGTCCGCTCACGATCCACGTACGGCCGAGGGGCGTCCAATCATGAGGTTCGCCGTCATCTACACGACATCGGAAGGCTCCCGTTATGGGATCGGGCCGCTTACCTCTGAGCAGTTTGCTGATCAAGTCGCCGACCAGGCGCGCCTCATAGCTACATCCGCCGAGGTGGTCGAACTAACAACGGTTCGCGATTTCCGCTCCTTCTTCGCTGAAGAGATCGGCGGTGCCTCATGACTGCCCGCCCGTTCGTCTTGGTTCGCCACTACGACCCCACCGGCATCAGTGGTGTCGGGATCATCGGCGAAGGCGTGGCGTGGACCGGTGGATCCGCTGACCTGCACTGGATGACGGAGCACGAGTCGTTCGTCCACTGGCCCGGTGGCCTGCCCGAGATCCTCGCGGTACACGGCCACAACGGCTCCACGGTCGCACGCTTCCTCGATGAACCGGAAGCCCCGATCGATGCCCCAAGCAATCACGAGCACCACCCGATCTATGACCCCAGGGACTAGTCATGACTTCCTCCCCACGCAGAGAAATCCGCGCCCGATACAAGGCGCTCAGGCTGAATGAGCAGGTGGAGCCGCCTGAGGTTCTGGCCGGCGAACTCGTCAAGCTGCTGAAGGTCGCAGCCCACGACAACCCCGGCGAGTGGTCCGAGGCGTACTGCGAGCACGTCATCAACCGCTTCGCTGACCGCTACGTCGAGCTGAGCCGTGTCGCTCCTATCCCGGTAGGGGGCAAGCGGTGAACGCCGGCAAGTTCGTCGGCTTCGTGTGGACGTTGATCGCGGCGTACTTCCTGCTCTCCTTCTTCGTCCTGCCGGTCCTGCTTGTCCGCTGGCGGCGCCGTGAACGCATGGACGCTGCGGAGACCACTCGCACACTGCGGCTACTGAAGATCGACACCACTCACGCTCACGAGATGGACGCCCTATGACGACGCTGAACGCCAAGTCGGGCAACGCCTACGACGCGATGATCGCCCACTACGAGAGCGAGCACCCGGGCGAGATTTGGCATGGGTTCGACAACGACCGCGGCGCCTTCGAGGCGGGCTGGGAGGACGGCTACCACAAGGCCGTGAGCGACTTCAGGTACCTCGGCATCAAGGTGCTGAAGGCGTACGAAAGGGGCGCGCTCACCGCTGAACGCAAGCACGCCTACGAGACCGCGATAAACGTCCTGCGGGAGCTCCGGTGATCCGGGCGATCGGCTACCTGCTGAGTGAGGTGTTCTGGACGCTGGTGTTCAAGATCGCCCCACCGCAGGACCGGCCTGACGACGACCAGTTGACCGCCGAGCAGGTGGCCGCCAGGACCAAGTGGATCCGCGACCATCGCCCACTGAACGGGGGGTGGCGATGACCGCTGTCATCCTGCTCGCGATCTCCCGCGACATCCTCCTCACCTCCAACCAGCGACTCCACTGGGCCGCGAAGGCACGCAGCACCAAGGCGATCCGTGACATGGCGCACGTGATGGCCAGGTTCGAGCGGCCGAAGAAGATGTCCGCCGCCACCTGTGTCGCTGAGGTGACGTGGCCGGATCGGCGGGAGCGTGACGCGCACAACCTGCAGCCAACAGTGAAGGCCGCTCTCGACGGCGTGATCGGCGACTACGGCCTGCTGCCCAGTGACTCCGACAAGCATCTGAAGTCGCTGCAGTTCACGGCATCAGAGAAAACCCATGACACCCCTGGTGTCGCCTGCTTCGTCCAGCTGACCTTTACGGAGGTGCAGATATGACCCGCATCACCGACGACATCACGTTCACCGCTCTTCGGGGGTTCAACAAGCGGCCGGGTTATTCCCAGCTTGAGCGAATGCGCGATGCACTGGAAGCTGTTCTCCCCCACCTGGAGGGAGACACGCCAGCAACGGACTGGGTTGACGTCGAGGATGCGATCCGCGACGAGTTCGCGCGGTTCGGTGCCTCCGAGGTGGCCGATGACGCGCGGCGGGCAACGGAGGCAGTGCGGGCGCTGATCGGCGGTGCCAAGTGACCGACCTGATCCACCAGTACCGGCCCGAACCGTGGACCGAGTACGCCGTCTGCCGCTCCATAGGTGACACGCCGTTCTTCCCAGAGAACGGCAACTCCTGGGTCGAGGCGGTCAGGGTCTGCCAGGGATGCCCGGTGCGGCCTCAGTGCCTGGATTACGCGATGCGCATGGAGGTCGGCCAGTCCAACAAGACCCGTATGGGTGTGTGGGGTGGCTTGACGCCGAACGGACGGAAGAAGCACGAGCGCCAGTGGCTCACCGAGCAGGAGAGCGCGGCATGACGGGGATGCGGTACAGCGACCCCGCGAACTCGCTGCAGACCGAGTTCGACGCGGAGATCGCAGCCAACCCGCCGGTCATCGAGTGGGTGTTCGACAAGCACAGACGCGTCCTGGTCGGCCACGTCATCGACGACCCGTACCGGGACGGTGCCTACAACGGCTCGAAGACGCACTGCAAGCGTGGCCACCCGCTCGATCAGCAGAACACGATGGCCGACCACGGTTACCGCCGCTGCCGCACCTGCAAGAACGAGAGAAGGAGAGCGTCGTGAGCGCCTTCAATGCCCAGCAGACGCTGCAGTTGCTCGCGCCGATCCGCGCCAACCGCGTCCTCGCTGACGGCAAGGGGCATTCCCATGTCAGCCAGCAGGACATCACCGCTCACCTGATCCGCGTGTTCGGCTTCGGCTCGTTCGACACCGACATCGTCTCCGTGGAGTGCGTGTTCGAGCAGGAGCGGGCCGACAAGAACGGCGTCCTCACTGGCCGGTTCGACGTCTGCTACCGGGCTCTGCTGCGGTTGACGATCCGCGATGAACATGGGCGCGAGGTGTGCCACTACGAGGACGGCTCGACCGCCACAGCACAGAACCAGACCCGTGGTGACGCGCACGACCTGGCGTACAAGTCGGCGCTGTCGCTGGCGAAGAAGCGCGCCGCTATCAACCTCGGCGACCAGTTCGGCCTGAGCCTCTACAACAAGGGCCAGACGGACGCGCTGGTGAGGGGCACCCTCGTACTCCCGGCCAAGCCGGAAGGTGACGAGAAGCCCGCTGGTGACGTGCAGGAAGGCGTTGCGCAGCAGGTGTCCCTCGGCAACGACGAGATCGAACGCGAGGGGGATGCGGCATGACCGACCTCGCGCCGTGGGAGATCGAAGAGATCGCGCCGGCCATGTACCCGATGGAGATGGAGGAGTACGACGCGATCCGCGACGACATCCGCTCCGCATACCTGGCCGAGCCGTGGATGCTGCCCGCACTGGTGAACAGGTGTGTGGCGATCCTCGGGGTGATCGCGCAGACCGGGGCCGAGGCTGACAACAAGATCGCCACCCAGACCCTGCGCAGCCTGGTACAGGACGCGATGGAGGCCGCGTCATGACGGGCCACATGAGAATCCCCGATGCAGCGGTGAAGGCAGCTATCGAGGCCCGCTACGACCACGGCACAGACCCGATGCCGTACCACGCCAACCGGTGCCGCTGCGGCGCAACCTTCGCGACCGCGGTGGAACACCTGGAGCACGCGACCCGCAAGTCGATCGAGGCCGCACTGGAGGCCGCGTCATGAGCCTCCGCTGCGGTTGTTCCGCTGAGGGTGACGAGATCGTGTTCGGCCCGGTCCACGAATGCAGCAAGAACCCCGGCCTGCGGTACACGAAGCGTTCCCTGCCCCCGTTGGTGCCTAGTTGGGCGTTCGTCGTACCCGCTGAGCGACCCTACGAGACCACGCTGGACGAGCAAGAGTGGACGGGTGAGTGATGACTAGCGACGACCGCCTCTGGGTCGACAAGCAAGGCGATGTCTGGCGTATCGGCGATGACGGCCTGATGCACACCTTCGAGACGGCACCGTTCCCCCGCGAGTACGTCGAGAAGAAGTGGGGTCCGCTGAAGCCTGTTCAGAACGGCGAGGAGGACTCCGAGTGACCACAGTCCTCGACCAGCTGCAGAACATCTCCCGCGACCTCGACAACGCCATCCGCGACCTGTCCCGCCTCGAGCAGCAGGCCGCCGAAGCCGAGTCGGCGTACCGGGTAGCGAAAGCACAAGCGTTCCTCGCCGCCGAAGGTGCTGTGCAGACCCGCGAACACACCGCCGTCTTGTCCACCCAGCGGCAGTTGATCGAACGCGACAAGACTGCCGCTCTCGTCCGCGTACAGCGCGAGTACATCCGCGCCTTGCATGCCCGCATCGACGTGGGCCGCACCATCGTCGCCACCGAGCGGACGTTGGCGGGGGTGAGCATCTGATGAAGCTCGCCTATGCAGATCCTCCATACCTCGGGTGCTGCAGCCTCTACGAGCACCACCACCCAGACGGCAAGTGTTGGGATGATCCCGAAACCCATGCACTCCTTGCGCGCCGGCTCATCGGCGAGTACGACGGGTTCGCCCTGTCGATGACAAGCCAGAGCCTCCCGGTCATCGCGCCGATGTTCACTGATGCGGCGCGCGTGGCGGCCTGGGTGAAGCCGTTCGCCGCATTCAAGCGGAACGTGCGGATCGCTTACACGTGGGAGCCGGTGATCTTCAGCCCCGGTCGTGACTCGAGTAAGGATGGCGCGCCGGTTGGCCGTGACCATCTCGCCGAGTCCATCACCATGCGGAAGGGATTCACTGGCGCTAAACCGCGTGCGTTCTGCGACTGGGTGCTGGACCTGCTTGGTTGGATGCCCGGCGACGAGCTGGACGATCTGTATCCCGGCACGGGCGTCATGGGCAGCGTCGTACGGGCGCGGCTATGGGAGCTCGAAGAGATCAACGGGCAGTCCCCTCTCGACTTCGGGGAGGTCTCATGAGCCCCAAAGCGACGCGGGCGATTCAGGAGGCCGCCAGAAGGATCGTCCGGCAACGTGACGGTCACCGCTGCCAGATGTGCGGCCGGTCGATCGTGGACTTCCCCAGCAGCATCCACCACCGCATCAACCGCGGCAGCGGAGGAAGCGCGAAACTCGAACGTCCCTCGCTGCTGATCCGCATGTGCGGCACCGGCACCACCGGGTGTCATGGCTGGGTCACCAACGAGCCGCGCCAGGCGGGGAAGTGGGGCTGGCTGCTACCCAAGAACAACCCTGACATCGACCCGGAGCAGGAGCGCATCCTGCTGTACGACGGCTGGCACATCCTCACCGACGACGGATCCCGTCACCCGCTGATCGAGGGGGTCGCATGAGCCTCAATGTCCTCAGCTTCTTCAGCGGCATCGGCGGCTTGGAGTTGGGTCTCGAGCGGGTCGGGATGACGACAGTAGGGCAAGTCGAGATCGACCCATTCTGCCGGCGCGTGCTGGCTAAGCACTGGCCGGAGGTGCCGAAACATGACGACGTCCGCACAGCTGTCGACTGGTGGCGTGGAGAACCCCGGCCGCCAGTCCATGTTCTCTGCGGAGGATTCCCCTGCCAGGACGTCTCCAACGCTGGACGGCGCGTCGGCATCGACGGAGCCCGCAGTGGACTCTGGTCATGGATGGCTCACGCCGCTAGCGAGCTACGACCCCGATACATCCTCGTGGAGAACACCCCAGGCCTCCTTGCTCGGGGGATGGGAAGAGTTCTCGGAGACTTGGCCGACCTCGGGTATGACGCGGAATGGTCAAGTGTTCCCGCGTGCGCCATGGGCGCACCACATCCACGTGACCGGGTGTTCATCCTGGCCTACCCCCAGGGCCAGCGACAGGGACAACTGCGGCGGCGCTGGAGCCCGGAAGAAGGCGCAAGCTACTGGGGTGTACGTCGGCCGCAAGCAGAACCCCCAGTTACCCGAGTGGCTGATGGGGTTCCCGATCGGGTGGACCGACTTATCGCCCTCGGAAACGCCGTAGTCCCCCAGGTCGCCGAGTTCATTGGCCGTCAGTTGCTCGACCTCGCCTCTCGGGAGGTCGCGTGATGGGCATCCTCGACTGGCTCCGTCATCTCCACTGCCCGCATCACGGGCGCTTCTGCCGTGGGCGCGCCTGCTGCTGCCGGGACCGCCACTGGAGGGGACTGTGATGACCGACCCCAATGCGTTCCCCGGCCGCCGGCTCACGGAAGCACGCAAACTGCAGCGGGCGAAGCGTCTAGCCGACCCCTTGTACCTCGAGCTGCTGCGGGAACGGTTCAGCCGCTCGAGCACCTCCACATGGTGGCCTACACCACCAGCGCACAAGGACGCCGAAACCATGCAGTACTTCCGCCGGCTCGAACTGGAGGAAGCCGCCCAATCCGACGAGGAGGTATGGCCTGATGGTCTGGTTCAGAATGGACGACTCATTCCCGAGTCACCCGAAGGTGCTGGGGATCCCGCGGCGTGACCGGCTCGCCGCTATCGGCCTATGGACCCTCGCGGGTGGTTGGTGCGCGAAGCAACTGACCGATGGATACCTCGCCAAGCACATGCTCGAGGAGATCGGCGGGAGCCCAAGACTGGCCTCAACATTGGTTGAGGTTGGCTTGTGGGAGGTTTCGGAGGGTGGCTACCAATTTCACGATTGGGATCACTACAACCCAACGCGTGAAGAGGTGGAAGCGGACAGAACCGCTGCTCGTGAGCGTATGAAGCGCATTCGTTCGGGGCGAAGTTCAGGGGGAAGTTCGCCCGAAGTTCGCGCGAACAACAAGCGAAGTTCGGATCAGGTTCGCGACCCCCGACCCGACCCGACCCGACCAGAAGTTCCTGACGGAACTTCTTCGG